TCCGCATGACCAAGGAGGCCTTCCGCGCCAGCATGACCGCCATTCTGGTGGCGCTGGGCGTGGTCCGCGGGCTGGGCTATTGGGCGGTCGGAGAATACAGCCGCGACGTGCTCGTCACCGTCGCCATTGCGTTGCCGATGATGCTCGCTGGCATCTACATCGGCAATCGCATCCATACCGGCATCAGCGAGCTTGCGTTCCGACGCATGGTCAGCGGCGCGCTGATGGTAAGCGGCTTGGCGCTCCTGCTGAAGAGCGCCTGAGCGGGAGTCCCGACCGTCGACTACCCGGCGCAATCACGGGCTGGCGTGGGTGGGGTCAATTAAAGCAATTCAAGGAGATAGGTTCGCAAACCTATCTCCGCGCCGACGTTGAGCGGCAAAGGTTATTTGGCGCACTGGCAAACCGGATTACGCTGAAAACCCCGATGGTTTCGGCTCGGAATGGCAATAAACGGAGGCAATGAGCAGCGATGATTTATCCCGGCGAAGGAAAAAAGGGCCAGCCCAAGGCGGGCGATTACGTCTTGGCCGCAGAGCAAACGAGAGCGGAGGCGGCGGCTGATCCGCACCGAAGCACGGCGGTTGATTTAGCGCGCGCGGACAAGTGGGAGGCGCAAGCGTGCACAAAACAACTGCCGTCCACTCGAAGCGAAATCGGGCGACCACCCTTCACGAGATGCCTGCTGACCTGTCCGAGCAGCAGCGGCAAGACGCCGAACGGTACTTCGCGCGCTGGGGCGACCATGCGCGGGCGTACGGATGGACTGCGGCACAACAGGATAGGCTGATCCGCCAGATCGAGGGTCGCGAGGTCAAACAACTCACCGACACTCAGGCGCTTGTCGGCAATAAAGTCTTCTATCGGTCCCAGCTCGGTATGTGAGATCAACACACGTGAGGAGAAAACGATGAGCAAGTTCGTGAGAAAAATAACCAGGCTCGCCAAGCCACGCATGTCACGCGTTGCTAAACCACGCGGCATACCTCGTCTTGGCGCCGCACCAACCGCGCCCCGTCTTGGCGTGCCTCGCGCTCCTGCCGCGCCACGCCCTGCTGGGATGCCCCGCGGCATACCAAGGAGACGACGACGATGAAGCACAGGTGACAGCCGGGGGCACAGCATGAAACGCAAGGATAAAGGCCGGCTGGTCGACATCGAAATGATGCTCACACCAAACCTGACCGAGCTTGGGACCGACGTAGCCTCCCGCGCCAGAGAGGCCACAGGCGCCTGCCTAAATGTTCTGCTTGAGATTGCTTCGGATAACGAAGCTCCGCGCTCGGCACGGATTAAGGCGGCAAAGATATTGTCGCAGTACCGATCACTGTTCGCGAGGCGTTGGGCGTCTGGGCACCGACCCAGAGATGTGGTATGAGTGGTAAAATCAAGGGCTTGGATGACCAACCTAATGGTCTACGTGAACAGACGCCTCCTCGGTCAGCAGCGCGATAAACTTTATCGCGAGGCCCTGCGCATGGAACTCGCCGCGGCCGGCGAGGACCTGAAGAAACTGCGCGAGATCGCACGCGTCCACATCGAAAAGGCTGCGGGCGGCGACATGCAGGCCATCAAGGAATTGGCCGATCGGCTCGACGGTAGGCCGGCGCAGATCCTTGAGCATAGCGGCCCCGAGACGCCGGTCATCAGGTTCGTGCGCGAGATCGTGCACGTGACCGAAACGCGAGAGAGCCTCGATAAGGAGATCAACGCCGACTTTACCGAAGTCAAGGCGATCAGCAGCAATGGACACGGTGATTAAGAAACTGCGCACATCGCCGGTATTTGAGCCGCTGCTTCAGCCGATGCGATACAAAGGGGTTTGGGGCGGCCGCGGTAGTGGCAAATCACATTTCTTCGCGAGCCTCTGCGTCGAGGAGCACGGCAATCAGCGCGGAAGGCTGACGGTTTGCATCCGCGAAATTCAGAAGAGCCTCAAGGAAAGCGCCAAGCGCACGATCGAGGCGCAGCTGCGCCTGCATGGGCTTGGCGAGGCTGACGGGTTTCACTCTTACGCCGACCGCATCACCACGCCGGGCGACGGTGTGATTATTTTCGTCGGCATGCAGAACCACACGGCTGAGAGCTTGAAATCGCTGGAGGGCTACCATTGTGCGTGGGTCGAGCAGGCCGAGATGCTATCGCAGGCGTCCTTTGACATTTTGCGCCCGACCATCCGCGCACAGAATTCCGAGCTGTGGTTCTCTTGGAACCCGCGCAGACGAGCCGATCCCGTCGACGCGTTCTTCCGTCAAGGCGCCATGCCGGCGAACGCGGTGTGCGTGATGGCGAATTGGCGCGACAATCAATGGTTCAATAAGACGATGGACGCCGAACGGCTAGAGTGCCTGAACAACCAGCCCGAGCAGTACGATCATATCTGGGAGGGGGACTATCAGAAGATCGTTGCCGGCGCATACTACGCTGCTGCGCTCACGGCGGCGAGAGGCTCGGGGCGCATTTCACGCTGCTATGCTGAGCCGCTGCTGCCGCTCAAGGCATTCTGGGATATCGGTGGCACCGGCGCAAAGGCCGACAATACCGTAATCTGGATTGCGCAATTTGTCGGCCGCGAGATCAGAATGCTCGACTACTACGAGGCGCAAGGGCAGCCGCTCGCGACTCACGTCCAATGGCTGCGCAAAAACAAGTACGAAGACGCGCTGATGGTGCTGCCACACGATGGCGCCGCGCACGACAAAGTGCATGCCGTGTCTTACGAAAGCGAGCTGCAGCGAGCCGGCTTTGAGACGCAAGTCGTGCCTAACCAAGGCCGCGCTGCGGCTGCCCAGCGTATCGAGGCGGCGCGCCGGCTCTTCCCTCGCATTTGGTTCAATCAAGTGACGACGCAGCCTGGCATTGACGCGCTCGGCGCTTATCACGCCAAGCGAGATGAGCAACGTCTCGTCGATCTCGGTCCCGAGCACGACTGGGCAAGTCATGCCGCGGATGCTTTTGGGATGATGTGCATCGCGTACGAGGAACCGGTGAGTCGGCCTGATCGGCCGTATCGGCATCGTTTCCATAACCGCTCGTGGCTGAGCATATAATCAGGAGCCGTGCTCGGCGCGCTATCGGCCGACGAAGCTCTGGCGTGCTGCCGGCCTGATCCAAGCCGGTCCGGGGACGCCGCCGCAGTAGCGGGATCGATCTCCCCCTTCTCTGTCGCCGGGTTCGAGCCGCTTGAGAAGTCGTCACGGTGAAGCACGAGCGCGTCGGCCGCGACGCTTCAATCGGAACGCCGATCTTGTGGCGGCTTCGCAACACCGAGGAAACGTAGCGCTTGAGTCGCGTTATACGGTTACAAATTGTTACAGTTCTGCTATGATTTGCGACAGTTCAGTCCGGAATTGGAGGGATACGGTGGCAAATCTGGACTTGGCCCGCGAGGCGCCGACAGCAGCAAATGTAACAGTTAAAGCACCCCGCGATTATCTGACCGAGTGCGAGGTCGAAAAGCTCATGGATGCGGCTCGGGAGAACCGTTGGGGGCATCGTGACGCGACTGCGATCCTGCTGGCTTACCGTCACGGTCTGCGTGCCAGCGAGCTTGTGGGCCTGCGTTGGGATGACATCGACTGGCAGACCTCGACGCTGCACGTGCGGCGCGCCAAGGGCGGTATAGGCACCCGGCAGCCATTGGCCGCGAGGGAGTTGCGAGCACTGCGCCGGTTGCAGCGGGAAGCCTCGGGCGTCCACATCTTTGTTTCCGAGCGGGGTGCGCCACTGAGCGTTGCGGGCTATCAGCGGATGGTTGCCCGCGCCGGCGAGGCGGCTCGTTTCCCGTTCCTGATCCACAGCCACATGCTACGGCATTCCTGCGGCTACAAGCTCGCCAATGACGGGCACGACACGCGGGCAATTCAGCACTATCTCGGTCACCGCTCGATTGCCTCGACCGTGCGCTACACAACGATGTCGCCGCACAGGTTCAGAGGGTTCTGGAAGGATTGACATGGCTGCTAAACGGCTCCGTGCCGCTCCTACGCGACTCGCCCGTGCGTTATTTTGGCTTGGCCGGTCTCCGATAGCCCTGACACTGGAAAAGCGAATCCTAGAGGCTCCGGCGACTCCTGGAAGGCCCGGTATGCGCAAGATCGCTGCTCGGTTTGGCGTCAATCCTGGGACAGGCAGCGCATCAGCCGCCCTTTCGTCGCGCCAAGTGTCGTCCTCATCCCCTAGCCGTTGCAAGGCGGCAGCGGTCTTGACTTGATGGGAATTATGCGGTTGCACCGCCCGGCAGGCGCACCGTAAACACCGAGCCTTTGCCCGGCTCGCTCG